CTCTGGCTGGCTGATCTGACGCTCTAGGCAAGGTCGCAGTTTCCCGGGGCCGGCGGCATCGTCGTCGCTGGCTGAGAAAAATGTTTTTTTTGCAGTTTTCGGCCCCCCACCCCCCCGAATTTTCCGGCGGGTCTAGTAGACGATATATACCCTTTCGACGGCTCCGTACCGTCACACACAGAGGAGACACCCACATGGGAACTTTCACCATAACCGGCGACGTAAACACCCTGCCCGAAGCCTACACAGCGGCTGACGGCGGCTCTACGTCCACGGGCATCACGGTGATCATCGATGATGCCAAGGTCGTCAACAAGCTCGAAGCGTCCCAGGTACTGCGCGCAGCCGAGCAGGCGATTCTAAATGGCGTCGTCTACCCAACCGCCTAACGCTAGCGGTTCTCGGCTTATCGCCTGCGACTTCTGCGGTGAGGTGACGCGTATCGTCTGGTTGTCTGACGGCCGGGGCGAATGTGGCGCTTGCCATCGTGTTATGATAGAGGCGGAGCCTGACGACGATACGAGCGGACCCTGAGCAACCGCTCCTATAAGAGGCCAATCCAACGAGCGGTTCTCGGTCTTCGCGCGTTAAAATCGACCAAGTATACGAGCGGAGCCTTTATTCGCTCATTGGTTCTCACAAGTAAGGCAAAATGACGCTTATACAGATCCCCTATGAGCCTCGTAAGCTGCAGGGCTACCTGCACGCCGAGATCTCCAAGTCGCGGTTTAACTGCATCGTGATGCATCGTCGGGCCGGCAAGTCGGTGATGGCGATCAACCATCTGATTCGCGATGCCGCCAGTACAACAAAACAGATGGCCCGTTATGGTTTTCTGACAGGAACCTACAAGCAGGCAAAATCGATTGTCTGGGATTATCTGAAACAGTATACGGCCCCTATCCCTGGCGTCCGGTATCACGAGACAGAATTACGTTGCGATCTGCCGAATGGGGCCAGGATAGAGCTGTTAGGGGCAGATAATTATCAGACCCTGCGCGGTAGGTTCTTCGACGGCCTGGTCATGGACGAGATGGCCGATATGCCCGAACCCGTACTGCCAACTGTCGTGCGTCCCGCCTTGGCCGATCGCCAGGGTTACCTCATCATTACCGGCACCCCTAGAGGGCACAACGCGTTCTATGACCTCTACCACGAGGCGCAGGCAGATCCGGCCTGGTTTACCCATCTGGCGAAGGCGTCGCAGACCGGCATCCTGCCCGACGAGGAGCTGGAAGCCGCCAGGACGATGATGTCGGAATCCGCCTATGCCCAGGAGTTCGAATGTGATTGGGCTAGTAATGTCGAGGGCGCAATCTATGGCAAGGAACTCGCCAGGATCGAGGACAAGGGCCAGATCTGTTCAGTCCCGTATGATCCTGGCTCGCGGGTCAATACCGCCTGGGATCTCGGTGTTGCGGACGCCACGGCTGTGTGGTGGTTCCAGATTATCGGGAGAGCAATACATGTCATTGACTACTACGAAAACCGTAACGAAGGCCTTCCGCACTATGTACGCGTCCTTGATGATCGTGGCTATCTATACGGTCGACATTACGCTCCGCACGATATCCAGGTGCGTGAATTGGGTACTGGTCGTTCCCGCATTGAAACTGCTGCAGATCTCGGCATCAACTTCCGCGTGGCTCGAAAGTTACCGCTCGAAGATGGTATCCACGCTACGGCGATGATGCTGCCCCGCTGTTGGTTCGATCGTGACTTGTGCGCCGACGGTCTGCAGGCACTACGGCAATATCATCGTGCGTACAACGAGCGCACCAGGTCGTTCAGGATGTCGCCTGTGCATGACTGGTCGAGCCACGGGGCCGACGCGATCCGCACCATGGCGGTTGCCCTGGAGGATGATCACCGCTTCGCCGGCGGCGTGCCGCAAGCCTATGCAGAAATGGACTATCAGATACTAGGCGGTGCCGTGGCGTGACCCCGGCGTACGGCGAGACAGCCGACATCGAGGTCATGCTGGATGCAACGCAAGATCCGAACATGGGGCCGTTGGACTACGTTCTCGCCAACTGGATTACCGAGCGCATACCGTATGCCGAGAGCCTGGAACCCTGCCGCTGCATCGGCTTTCGCCGGCGTTCTGATGGCAAGATACTGTACGGCGGGGCGTTTAACGAATTTCGCGGCAGAGACGTGCAGTACCACGCGGCCTGTGATGACCCCAAGGTGTTAACCCGATCGCGGATAGCACTGCTGTTTGATTACCCGTTCGTGCAGCTCGGCGTCGAGCGGATCTCGTGCGTCATCGCGGCAAGTAACAGCCGCAGCCGCCGGGTCGTCGAAGGCCTGGGCTGGGTCTACGAGGGTACTGTTCGGAAATTTTACGCGGATAACGAGGATGGCTGCATCTACGGCATGCTGCGCGAGGAGTGCAGGTGGCTGGAATGCGGCGACAATATGGCGGAATAGAGGCTAGGTATGGGCAAATCATCGTCGGCTAAAGAAAAACTGCTGCCGGTAGACCCCATCACTGCGCAAGCCACGGAAGCGGCTGGGTTCGAGAAGCCGGCGGTCGAGCCGATCTCTGGCGCGATTATGAAGCCGGCACCCGCACAGGTTATACAACCGGCACCAACGACACAGATCGGGCCGCGCAAGCCGGGAACGCAAGTTGGGCCGCGCCGTAAGCCGGGTACACCTAAATTCCACAAGGGCTTGTTAGTCGAGGATTAAGGAAAAACAATGGGCAAATCGTCATCTAACCGGGCACAACCTGCGCCGGCCCCTGCACCTGCGCCAGCACCTGCACCGCAGCCTGTCCTGGCCCCATCGGAACCAGCACCGGCACCCGCGACGCAGACCATACAACCGGCACCGGCAGCGGCTATACAGCCGGCCCCCGCGACAAAGTTCCCGTACGATGAGAACTCGGGGAAGCCTGAACCGACAACGACAGTGCGCAAGCGAAAGTCGAAAGGCAAACAGAAAAGAGGCAAGGGTCTGTTAGCTGAGGGCGATCCCGATGTTACGGGCTTTGGTCTTTCTGAAGGCACCAGCACCCCCGGCGACACAGCTTGGTCAGGATAGGATAGAGAACAATGGGTAAACGATCAGCCGCACCTCCACCTCCTGCTCCCGTACCAGCGCCACCGCCGGTCACGCCTGCAAGGGCCTATGGCGAGCCTGCCGGAACACAGACACCGACCGAGGTGTTGAAGCGCCGCGAAGAGGAAAAGCAAGCCGTCGTCCAGGCACCGCCTGAGCCGGTTAGGCCCAAGTCCACCTACCTGGATAGCGAAGACGCGGCGCGGAAAAAGGAGCGGGAGCTGGCTGGTAAATCCGGCAGGCGCAAAACCCGCAAGACAGGGCCGCAAGGGTTGCTTGACCCGGCGCTGGTGAAGAAAAAAGGCTTGATGACCTGATGGGTAAGCGCGCCCCCAAGATACCCGAAGGCTACCGATATGAGCAGACTGGCACGACGTACCAGATTGCGGATAAGGACATCGGCCCCGGTGGCTACGACTTTCGGGATGCGAGCAAGGAAGAATACGAATACGAATCTGCACGAGAGGTGCAGTATGACGAGGTCGGCGGACGGATAGGCAAGAGAACCTACGACACCCGTGAAGTGCCCATCTGGTCACTCGTGCCGATCGCGCGCCCTGCACCGGCACCTGCGCCGGCACCCGCACCCAGACCCGCTTCTGGTGGGTCGCAACCCGCGCCCGGTGGACCGCAACCTCCAACCGTCCCGGCACCATCGACGCCGGCAGCGCCCAAGGTACAAAAGGTCGAGCCGCAACCGCCCGTGTATGGAACGGACGCCCAGGCCGGTGCCGCGTCTACGGGTGCGGTGTTTGGCACCAAGGGTCGCCGGCCGTTTAGGCGCGCGCCGCAGCAGCTCTCCGCGACCGAGGCGCTGACCAAGAAAACGAAGCTAGGTGGATAGGCCGATGGACGAACAACAGGACGAAGCCACCCGCAAGCAAATCGTCGACCTACTGCGCCGTTACGACACGCTCAAGTCCCAGCGCTCCGTTTGGGAGATGCACTGGCAGGAGCTGGGCGACTACATGGTGCCCCGCAAGGCCGACATCACCAAGCAGCGCTCTCCCGGCGATAAACGCACTGACCTGATCTTCGACGGCACCGCCATACACGCCGCCGAGCTGCTCGCCGCATCCCTGCATGGGATGCTGACTTCTGCATCGACACCCTGGTTCTCCCTGCGCTTTGCAGACCCAGTGCTCGATTCCGACGACATGGCCAAGGAATGGCTGGAAACCGCGCAGAACGACATGTACGACGCTTTTGCGAAGTCGAATTTTCAGGAACAGATCCACGAGCTGTATACCGACCTGGTCACCTTTGGCACGGCGGTGATGTTCATCGAATCCGACGCCAAGACTGTATTGAGGTTCCAGACACGGCACATCGCGGAATGCTACCTCTCGGAGGACGAGCATGGCCGCGTCGACACCGTGATCCGCGCCTACAAGATCCCCGGCCGGGACGCTCGCAACATGTTCGGCGAAGACGTTGGCCCGGTGTTGTGGAAGCAAATCGAGGAAGATCCGCTAAGGCTTATCGATCTGTTACATTTCGTAATGCCTCGTGATGCCTATGACCCCGGCATTCCTGATAAATACAACATGCCCTGGTCGTCCTGTTACGTCGACGCCGAGAACAAGTGGAAGATCTCCGAAGGCGGCTTCAAGGAAAATCCCTATACCTGCCCCAGGTATCTCAAGTCGTCGTTCGAGGTGGGGTACGGAAGATCGCCGTCGATGACGGCTCTCGCAGATACCAAGATGCTGATGGAGATGTCGCGCACCACGATCAAGGCGGCACAGAAAATGGTCGACCCGCCTTTGTTGGTGCCTGACGATGGGTTTATCCTGCCTATCCGCGTCACGCCTGGTGGGCTGAACTTCTACCGTTCCGGCACCCGGGACCGTATCGAGCCGCTGGTGACTGCGCAGGCGACGCCGCTCGGGCTGCAGATCGAAGACCAACGACGGGAAGCGATCAAGCAGGCCTTCTATGTGGATCAATTACAGCTGCGCGACTCGCCCAATATGACGGCGACGGAAGTGATTGCTCGCAACGAATCACGCATGCGCCTGCTCGGCCCGGTGTTGGGCAGGCTACAGTCTGAGCTTTTACAACCCCTGATCCAGCGATCGTTCAACCTGATGGCCGAGCTGCGGCTGTTCGATGCAGCGCCCGAATACATGCAGACCGGCAACATCGAGATCGAATACGTCTCGCCGCTGGCCAAGGCTCAGCGCCAGGGTGAGATCGACAGCACGCTGAGGATGTTCGAGATCCTCAACCCGCTGGCCCAGATCGACCCGGGGATCTTCGACTACGTTGATATGGACGGCCTGGTTAAGTTTGTCGCGCGGACGGTCGGCGTGCCGGCATCGGTTCTGCGATCGGAGCGCGAGGTAATGACGGTCCGTGAGGAGCGCCAGGAAGCTGAAGCACAACAGGCGGAGATGGCCCAGATGCAACAGGCCGCTGAATCTGCTGGTGCCGCCGCGCCGGCGGGGAAGGCGGTGGGAGACATGGGGCAACAGCGACGCC